TTATTCAGAGGAGGTTTAATCTAATGACAAAAATAATTGAAACAAATTTTGGAACATTAATTAATCCAAGCAGAATTGCAAAGGGAAGTGCATCTAGTGTTATAAAGAAGGGAGCATTCTATATATTTTCTCTTAGAATAAGTGCTGATGATGTAAGAGAATATTCTTTTACTGACAGGACAAGAGCAGAAAATATGAGAAAGATTTTAATAAGTCACCTTGAACAAGACATTGCTCGTAAAGCAAAGAGAGCCTAATGAAATATAACATGACAGAATTACTAGACCAATTAGTAGAGCATGAAGGTCTAGAGTTAGTGGCTTATAAGGACAGTCTTGGTATAGATACAATAGGTATAGGTAGAAACTTACAGCACAGAGGTTTTACAGAAGCAGAGTTGGGTTATATTGGCAAGGACATATCAGACATATGTGAGTGGGGTATTACTAAAGAACAGGCATACTACTTAGCAGAGAATGATATTAAAATAGTTGAGGAAGAACTTTGCAAAGCACATCCTTGTGTGTTAGAATTAGACGAAGTTAGACAGAGAGTATTAATTGATATGGCATTTAATGTTGGTGTGCCAAGACTCAAAAAATTTGTTAAGATGTGGGAAGCCATACATAACAAAAACTTTGAAGAAGCAAAGGCTCAGATGCTAGATTCTCGTTGGGCGAATCAAGTAGGTAACAGGGCAGTGCGACTCTCTAATGCAATGGAATCAGGGGAGTGGGTATAACAATGTGGGGTGCGATTATAAGTGGTGTGACGAGCCTTGCTTCTTCTTATATGGAAGATAGAAAAGTAAAGTCAGAACACAAGGCAAAGGTAGAGCAGGCAAGGGTTAATGCAGAAATTAACAGAATTGAAAAGGCAGCACAGTCAGACCAGGACTATGACCTTGAAGCCTTACGACAAACAAGATACAGTTGGAAAGATGAATATGTTCTTGTCATCCTTACCCTACCTTTCATTGGCAGCTTCATCCCTGATATACAGGATTATGTTCTCAAAGGATGGGAATATATAAACAAAGCACCTGAGTGGTATCAATGGAGTTTTATGGGAGCAGTGGCTGCTTCACTGGGTATCAGATGGGCATTCAAGTTCTTCAGTGGCAAGAAGTGATTCTTCTTCATACTCAGCATCATTAGTATCTAGAAGCTCATCAGGGAAAGCTTTTTCTGCTAACTCTAATACCTTTTCTAGTCCAATAATTTCCATTGCTTTTATAATCTCTTCCTCTAGTGAGTCAGTAGTTACCTCATCTGTATCTATATTGTTACCTCTAATTCTAGATAGTAACTCTAGTGCTTTTAATGCAGAGGTTGTTTGTCCTTGAGTTCTTGCAACGTCATACTGTCTTTCTATTTCATCAACAACATCAATACTAGTTGTCATATTGACAGTTAGTTCTTCTATTCTTTCTTGAATAGCAGTGTCTTGTAGTAATCTAGAACCTGTATTGTGAGCAGAGACTTCACTATATCCTGCATCCTTTGCAGCTCTTGTTGCATTTCTATGTAGGATATAGTTCTGACAAAACTTCTCGTGCTTTTCTTTAAGCAGCATTATCAATCATCTCATAATAATATTTTTCTTTAGCCTTTAAAGAGTTCTTCCACACTTCAGAAACTAGTGTGTTAGTACCATGAACCTTGATAGACATGTCCATATTCTTATCATCAAATAGTTTCTCACAGTCCTGTGCCATTGCAAGCAACTCTCCTGTAGTCCAAAAGTATACATCATTGGTTTCAACCTTAAAGTATTTAGGTTTACCTGAAGTCTTTTCTTTTTTCATTTCTTCTGTTACTTCAGGAACTGAACAGTCAAAACCAAACAACTCAAAGTTTCTAAAGCCAAGTATGTGAGCAATGGATATGGTTCTCATGGCTGCACAAGTGCCACCTGATACCAATGTTTCTCCTTCTTCTATGCCTGTATCCTTAGCAATTTTAAGTTTATCTTTGACAGTCTTATCTCTTAGTGCTTCAGAGTAGGCAGACCAACCTTTTATATTTGCACCTTTCTTTATAAGATATTTTGTAACTGAAGGGTCAGTCATTGAAGCCACAAGGAATATGGTATTTTTATTTATCTTTTTAAATAAATCTTTTCTTACTACACCATGTGTGCTTATACCATCAATAGGTCTTGGGTCAAGTATGGAGCAAATAAAAGGATTGATGCCATGCTCTAGTAATTTAGGATAGCTATGTTTGACACAAAAGATTTTAGTGTTAGGTTCTCTTGCTTTCTTTTTTAGTAAGTTGAAGTCTGTGCTTGAACCACCTGAAACAATGAGGGCAGTTTCGTTATGTATTCTGCCATGCTTTAACCAATTAAAATCTTTAATTAACTTTTTATTTTCTTTTATGTTTACAAATATTTCATCCTTTGGTCTTGAATCTTTAGGTGTAACAACAATAGGCATACGAGTAATGTGGTCAGGTAAAGGTTCAATACCTTCTTTATTAGCAACAAATGCAATATGAGTTCTACCACCACCTAGTACTCTATCATTAGAAGGTAGTACTATTTTACCATATGCTTCTATTTCTTGTATTAATTTATTAACTCCCATGTTTTTTTCTATAGGCTGATTACCAAATTCATCCTTAGAAAAGAAGTCATCAAATACAAGTAGTGGAACTTTCTTTAGGTTAAGATAGTCAGCCTTTACAGTTTCATATGAATGACCTCCATCTATAAAGGCAAAGTCAACATTACGAGCTAACTTATTTTTCTTTAGTGTAATCTTAGAGTCACCCTTGTAAAGTTTAAAGATAAACTCTTTACCTTTTTTCTTCATCCTTGATTTAAATTCTTTGAGTCTATTTTCTATAAGCTCTATAGTATGATGCTTCTTGCTATTCATTTCTATGTCATCAGTAACTGCAGTTGCTTCTTCAAATAAGTCAAAGCCAAAGTATGTAAACCTGTCTGTGTATTCAAAGGCTGCAAGTGCCATCTCTATGGCTCTACCACCATTCCATGTACCTACTTCAGTAAGTGTCTTAGGTTTGTAGTGTCTTATAATATCTGCAAGTTGTCTATATCTTGGTAGTTTTACATCATGTGCAAGACCTGTTTTCTTTTTTAAATTACCTTTAAAATGTATAAAGTATTCTGAAAGAGGTGACTGCATAAAAGCAGTAAGACCTTTACAGTTTTCTGATAGGTTATTGACTATCATACCATGTGCCTTGTAAATATTTAATAGTCTTTCAAATATAAAACCATCATGCCATTCTCTGTATGAAATAGTTTCACCTATTGTGTAACAACCTCTAAGGTCTGCAAGTATTGAGCAGGCATCATGGTATTGTAAATTAAAACCCATGAAACTTGTTTCACTGTAGTCAACATCTTTTCTACCTAGATGTACAAGACTTGCTTTGCTAGGTAACCACTTGTCAACTGCAGACTTATCAAGTCTTTTTGTAGTAACTGTATCTGCATCAAGCCATACTAACCATTGAGGTTCTTCAGGATTTGTATTTTCTTCCATCATCTTGAAGGCTCTGTCAGTTAGGGCATAAACTTTATGACACCACTTGACTGCATCAAGTCTCCAATTATAAGGCATTGTTCCACCTTCTGTACCATCATGCTTCTTCATCTTCTCACGATAGTCAAGCATTTCTTTTACATCATTAAGATGTATATATACAATGCTAGAAGAAGTAGGGTGGTCAATCTTTTTAATGTCGAAGTCATGGTAGTAAGCATAGAGTTTAAAATGTTTTGGATTCCACTTGTCGACAACACTTTGAAGCATTTCTTTTGCATAGGTATTATATCCTTCCTCGCTGAAAGAAGTTACGAATGTGTACATATTAATTTTCCTTTGGTAATATTCTTGATTTGTATGAGTTGTGCATGGTATCCCACTCACCTGCATAGTGAGCATCACATAGTCTCTTTGGCTTCCAACCTTCAAACCAAGGACCACCTGTAGTAAAGTGTACATTACATGGATTAATTGATTCATCAGTCCATCCATCTAGGAAGTTCCACTTAGGATGAATAGACCCTATCTCATTATCATCTAACCAACTAAAGTTATGTAGCCATCTGCCTGACTGCTCATTAACATCCTTGATTGTAAGTCTTTTGTTGGCAGGGTGTTCGCAGTTCCATAGTATAAAGCTAGACCAATTCTTTCTATTATAATTAGTCTGTATCTGATTGTCCATTTTAAAAATTTCTTTAGGCTTGTACTCATGCTTAACAACAGAGACTGCATACTCATCAAACTGTCCATACTCTTCAAAGACTTCTGATATGTCTGCTCTTAGCAACATGTCACAATCCATAAAAACAGCAAGACCTTTATGAAGGTTAATAAAAGGTATTAAGAATCTTGTAAAGGTAAACTCGCTACTGAAAGGTCTCTTGTCTGAAGAGTCTATCTTCTGATGTTGGTCATCAAGGAAGTAAGTTCTTTTGTAGAGACCTGATAAACGTAGGGATGATTGTTCAAGGGCAATGATATCATATTTATGAGTATATTTTTCTATTGAAAACTTTAATACCTCAAAAGCAATATGTTCTTTAGGGTCATACCCTACGTATATAACAGGTCTTCTACTAGTAAACATTTTTTTTTACCACTTAAAAAATTGGTCAATTAAATTAAAGTGATTAGGCATGACAGTTGTTGCTCCATACTTTTCTTTTGCAATTTCTCTGTACTTGTTATACTTTTGAGTTGCAATTTCAGAAGCAGCTTCAAACTCTTTCCATGCAGACTTTAGGTCACCATACTTTAAGTCTTCCACTTCTTTTTGTTTAGCCTTTATTTCTTCTTCAAGTTTTTTAATCTTATCATCTGACATAGTATACTCCTTTCCATTACCAGAAGATTTCTTCTATAGGAATTATAATATATATTGAATAGTGAGTCAAGGACTTTTTAATAAAAGTATTCATCAGTATCACCAAGTCTTTTATTCTTTTCATTTTCTACTTGATAATACTCTGTACTTACTTTGAAGTCAGGCTTTAGTGGTTCTTCAGGTGTGAGGGAATTATCATAGACTCTCATTCTATTATTAGGATAGAGAGCATACTGTCCATTTACAAGCTCAATTAGATTGAAGGACTTATGTTCTGCAGGAACTTCACTTGTACTGTAATCTATCTCATCTGCAAAAGGATGGTAGTTATCAAGAGTACAAATATAAAATCCCTTGACAGTTCCAAAATCATGTGTTAAAATTTCGTAGTCCATTGTGGAGATAAACTGTTTATGTATATTGACCACACCATAATCCATACAATTCCAAAACTGTAAGTTATCAAGTGGCATGTCAGGGTCAGGTAACTTAGGCTTGGACAGGAATGCAGAGATGGGAAGCTTGTCAAACAATGCACCATACTTAGGTAGGTATGTTTCAAAGTAAAAGGCTCTACCAGGAATAGACTTTGCAGTCACCCAGTTACCTTCTACAAACTCTCCATGACCATCTTTAAAATCTCTTAGGTATTCTTTCCTGACCCATACTTTTGTTGAAGGTAAATTAGTTATTAGTGTTGACATTATTTTTCTTAAATACCTTTCTTCCCTTAAAGAATACTATTGAGTTTATACAAGTGTTAATGGTGATTGCAATTAACAACCACCACTGCCACCAATCTAGTTCAGTTCCCATTATGTTATGTCCACTATCTCACATGAGCCTGCTACACAGGCAAACTCTTTACTTCCTGTTGTAGTGTCTTCCTTCTCATAGTCTGATAACTTAGACCAATCAATAGACTTAGGCATTATATTTTTTAATTCTAAGTATTCTTCTCTTTCTACATCTTGGTAGGGTGCTTGCTTATATACATGGTCATAGAAAGGAAGGAAGGAAATGCCTGATACCTCATCAAAGTTTTTATAAACCCATGCTCCTACTTCCATCCACTCATCCTTCTTAACAGATATAGTTACAGAAGGTTTGTGTTCACACCAATGTCTCTGAAAGATTAACCAATACTCTAGCTGTTGAATAGCTGTCATGTCAGTTCTAGTTATTGCACCTTTAGGTGATTTAGTAGGAAAACTAAAAACTGTAGTTGTGTCAGGCTTACCTGCATCAGGTTCTGCAGGAATACCTGCGTCTTTCATAAACTGTGTAAGTGGGTCTGTGTTACCTGCTCTTACAGTTCTTATGTAGTATTCACTATGTCTTGCATGAATACCTGAAGAGCTATCAACTAACTGACTGACTGTACCACTAGGCTTGACACATGTAATTGCAGTTGACTGAGGTATACCTAATATCTTGGCATACTTTTTATTTGTTTCTACTGCAATATTCTTTAGATTTTCTAGTGTATCTTTTAATGTAATGTTGCGAGGTGTAAGTAAAGGGCAGTCAAGTATACCTGTAAGAGAAACTCCTAACAGTCTTTCCTCTTCTGTATTCTGCTTCCATATCTTACGTAGATATTTAAAGTTAGTAAGTGTTGATTGAAGTGTTCCTAATATTGTTGCAACTTCTACTTTTTGTTTTAGAGATTCTATAGTGTCACCTTCCCTACAAACAACTTCAGTTAGGTTACAGAACTGGTAAGGTCTTAGAATAATTTCACTACAGGGATTACAACCAAACTCATGTTCAGAATTTCTTCTGCCATTTTCTTCCACCTTGTTGATGGCTGCCTGTCTATTGAAGATACCTCTTTCACCTGAGTGAGATTCGTATAGAGACAACCACTCTCTCATAAATGTTCCTATCTCAGGCTTGTTTTTATATGCAACAGAGTTGTTAGCTAGTGACCTCTGACTTTCAGTATCCCACCACTTGCCTGACTTAGCATGTCTCATTTGGTCATCATTTAAATTAGACAAAGAGATAAGAGCAGAACGTCTTACACCACCTACAACAACAACCTCACCTATCTTACACATGATGTCGTGACATTCTATAGGATATAGTTTTCTACCTTTTGCACCTTTGAATATACCTACACAAAAATTATATAAGTCTAGTAAGGGTGCAGGTCCTGATGCTCTACCACCCATAGTCTTTAGCTTTGCACCTGAAGGTCTTACTGCAGATACATTAAGAGTAGGTATTTGTCCTGCATATAATAAAGATATTAACTCTCGTAATGCTCTTGCCCAACCTGAGCGAGAATCAGAAACAAGTATGACTGTGTTGCTTTTCTCAAAGTGTTCATTAACAATAGGAAGCTTCTCAACATTGTCACGTTCAACAGAGAAGCCTACACCTGTACCACACATAAGAATATACATACACTCGTCAAAGGCTCTAGGTGAGTCAACAGGTATGTAACTACAGTTGTAGCTAGTTACATTACAATTTTCAAGAGCAGGTCCTGCAGTCATCAATGCCCTCATAGAAGGCATAACTTCTAGACCTAGTACCTTTTCTTCT